GATGCAGAATTGACAGTCTTTTCACACACGGCTTTTTGATTCCATGTTATAATAAATCCACTGTATTTTGCCGATATAGCAGGATATAGCAGCTATAAATGAATGGGGGCCGTGGACTGATGGATATTACTCAAACATTCTACGATAATATGGCCAGTCAGTATGATAAATTGTTTCAGGACTGGCAGGCAACAACACATGAACAGGCAATTATTCTTGACCGTATCTTTAAGCAAGAAGGGTTCGATAAGGAAGCGAGAGTTCTTGATTGTGCATGTGGAATAGGAACGCAGGCGATAGGTCTTGCTGCACAGGGCTATGATGTTACAGCATCAGATATCAGTGATGGAGAGCTTGCTGAAGCAAGAAAAAGGGCTGAGGATAATGATGTAAAGATTCGGTTTGAGCATGCCAACTTTTGTGCTCTGTCGGATTCTTTTTCTGAGCAGTTCGATATTGTAATCGCGATGGACAACGCATTGCCACACATGCTTACAAGTGCTGATTTGGAATCAGCTGTGAGAAGCATTGTAGGGCAAACCAAAGAAGGTGGAATTTTTGTAGCAAGTATCCGTGATTATGACTACTTGTTAGAAGAGAAACCGTCGTATTCCCCGCCGTATATTCATAAAACTGAAAAAGGGCAGCGTGTTTCTTTTCAGACCTGGGTGTGGAAAAACGAGAATTACAAGCTTATCCAATACATCATTGATGATGAAGATACCTTGCAGGTAAGCAAGTTTGATTGCGAGTATAGAGCAACGCGTCGAGAAGAGTTGACGAAAATGCTTAAATCAAACGGCTGCAAGGAAGTATCGTGGAAGATGCCGGAGGAAACGGGCTTCTACCAGCCTGTCGTTGTGGCAAGAAGATAACGAGATTGAAATAGAAAATGCTTTATTGAGAAGAGTCGAGAAATCGGCTCTTTTCTTTTACCCAAAATCAGGAAGGAGGGAATCGGATGGCTGGACGGATCCAGGGTATCACCGTTGAGATCGGCGGCGATACCACCAAACTACAGACAGCCCTTAAGGGTGTAAATACAGAGATCAGAAATACTCAGAGCCAGCTGCGTGATGTCGATAAGCTCCTGAAACTTGATCCGGGGAATACGGAACTGCTTGCTCAGAAGCACAGGCTTCTGGGTGATGCCGTCAAGGAAACGAAGGAAAAGCTGGAGACCTTGAAAACGGCAGCGGAGCAGGCAGAGCAGG